CTTTGAGAATATCGCACCTTTGGTTGGGGTTACGATTCAGCAATTCCAGAAACTTTCAGGCCCGCAAGCACTCCAACTCTATTACGACTCCCTTCAAAAGGTTGGAGCATCTCAGAATGATATGAAATTCTACATGGAAGCAATCATTTCAGATTCTTCTTTGTTAATTCCTTTATTGCAAAATGGCGGAGAGGGTTTTAAAAAATGGGGTGATGCGGCTGAACGTGCTAATGCAATCATGTCGGATGAAATGATTGAGAGCCTTGCTCTTGCAAAAGAAAATGTACAACTTTTAAATCTTCAATGGGAAGGCTTAAAAACCACTTTAATAAATAATGTGGTTCCGGTGGTACAGGCAGTAGCCGACAATATGGATAATGTTAAGGCAGTTGCTCTTGCGTTGACAGCTGCAATCGGAACGAAATTAGTTGTGCAGGGTGCAATACTAGCAGGCACATTTACTATGGCTGCAATTCGTGCTGGAGTAATGGAAGCATCATTGATGGCGCTACAAGGAAGGGCAGCTGGAACAGCAGCCAGTATGGGAATTCTTCGTGGTGCAATGGCTTTTCTTGGCGGCCCTGCTGGATTGGCTATGCTTGCTGTTCAAGGGATTGCTGCAGGTGCAGCATTCTTGTATATGAAGAAATCTAGTGATGATGTCGAGCCATCCTTACAAAAGCAAGGCAAGTCAATTGCCGAGCTTGCTATTGAATACAATAATTTAAGTGAAGCGCAGCAGCGAGCATTTAAGTACCAAGAAGCTGTTGAGCTAAAAGATTTAACAGAGTCATACACTAAAGCTCAGCAGCAAGTTCGCGCTTATGCGAGTTCAATTGCTGAAGTGATGGCGAAAGATGAATCCACAAAAAATACAATTCGAGGTTGGATTAAAGAATTTGATCAAAATGCAATTAGCGCTGAAACCTTAGCAAATCGCATCAATAAGCTTGGCACTATTACTGAAGAAAACAAAGTGCATATGGACAAGCATGCTATAGCGTCTACTAATGCAAAAACAGCAATGGATTCCCAGCAGCGAGTCGTTAGCTCTCTTGATTCTGCCTCCAAGGGATTGGCTAAAACCAATAAAGAAGTTACCAGCACAATAACGGATCAGGAAAAAGCATGGCTAAGCCTCTCTGAAAAACAAAGAAAAGCCCTAACGGATATTAAGACTCAACTGCTTCGATCTAATTATATTGAACAAAATATTGCTGCTGGTTGGAGTCGCGAAAAGGCTGAATCTGCTGCTGACTACCGAGATGATGCGGAGATTGGTTATTCAAAAAAGCTAAGCGAATATGAGCTTAAAATGCTGGATTCAAGTTTTAAACTAAACCAACAAACTAAAGTCCGCGAAGAGTCTGAAAAGAAAATTGCCGAAGTTAAGCAAAAACAAGTTGAATCTCAGAAAAAGATGAATGAGCTTGTGGGTGCGTCTGCTTTAAGTGGCTTGCGTATCAAATCCGGAGAGTCGGTTGCAGGTGGAAAGGTTCGTGCATATACCGCAGATTTTGCTCAACTATCACAACAAGCCTTGGGATCTTCCTTGAATCGATTTACTGCTTTCAATGATTCATATCATAAAGGTACTAACAGTAAACATGCCACAGGAAATGCCTTTGACTTCACGGTTAAAAATGCTAAGGAGGCTAGTCAGGCTGTAAAAACACTTAACGAAATGGCACAGCGTTATGGGTTTACGATTAAAACGATTAACGAATACGCCAGCCCATCTAAAAGAGCTACTGGCGGCCATGTGCATGTATCTGTACTTGGATATAAAGGTAAATCCGAGGCTATTTCAGATGCTAAAGCTGAAGTTACTCTAGTGCGAGAAGCACAAGATGATATGCAGCAGATTCGCGAAGAGACTCTTGAGCGCCAAAAAAGTGTGTATCAGCTTTATCTAAACGATGAAGAAAGAATGGTTGAAACCAATAAGGAGGCAATCAAAGCTATCGAAATGGCTTATGCCAAAGGTAGCCCAGAGAGAGCTAAATACCTTGGTCTACAACAAGTCGCATACAGCAAAGAGCTTGCAGAATATCAGGAGACACAAAAACTAAAAACCAATGCTGAGAAAAAGCAACTTCTTGAGGCTCGTAAAAACTGGATTTCAGCAGGCGACTATGCAGAACAATACTATGAATTGGTGCGAGAGGAGATTCTAGCTACCTCCACGTATACGCCTGAAGCTAAGGATGCCTTAGTCAAACAGGCTAATATGCAGCAAGGCATGGATCAAAACGCTGAGCGCGAGCAGGTTTGGGGCGACTATAAATCCATGATGGGTTTGGAAGAATCCCCATACCAACAAGATATGGATTTACTTGCGAAAGCTCGTGAACAGATGTTGATTACTGAGGAGTTGTATCAGCAACAAAGACTCGGTATGCAGTTAAAGTATGGCTCACAGTATGGTTCTGATTTCGCTGGAATGATGATGGGCTTAGTTGACCAATCAAGTTCAGCTTATGCAATCCTTTATAGTGTGCAAAAAGGGTTCAACTTAGCATCAGCAATCATGAACGGATATACAGCTATTTCAGCAGCATGGGCATCAGCGCCGTTCCCATATAATTTACCCGCTGTGGCAATGGCAACCATGGAAACAGGTGTGCTTCAAGCCGCAATTTCAGCTGTAAGTCCAGTTGGTATGGCCCATAATGGTATAGATAATATTCCAAAAGAGGGCACTTGGCTTTTAGATGGTGGTGAGCGTGTTTTGAACCCAAACCAAAACAAAGACCTTACTAACTATTTGAGCCAAGCTCAGACAAATAGCGGGCAACAATCTCAAGTAAATCTTAATCCAAACTTCGTCATTGTAGATGAGCGTGAAAAACTTGGAGATTACCTGTATGGACCAGACGGTAAGAAAGCCTTTGTGAAATTCTTTAAACAGAATCGCAAAGAATTAGGACTTGCATAAGCTCACTTCGGTGGGTTTTCTTTTATGAGGACAAAATGAAAATACAAACACAGTTTGGCGAGGTCTATGTATTAACAAATTGCCCTCTATTGAGTTCAACTGAGCGCCTGGAATGGATGACTGAAGTTCATGAGTCATTTGGTGGCAATGAAGAACGTTATCCACTTCGAGATACTCCTCGCCAGATCCTGAGCTTTAACTATGTGCAGATGCGTAAAGAAATGGGTGATCTATTTCATATGCTGTCTGCCAATTTACGCGGGCAGTGGGGTATACCGCTGCGACAGGTCAAGCGAGCCATTCCAAATGTGGTAGATGATGATTACATCATTCTCGATACAACAGCCACCATAGCCGACCTTAGAGTCGGTTTTGCTTTTATTGAGAGCAGGGAAGGTGGTCAGGTTGTCGAGATTATTGAACGTGGTCGCTATATCATTATTCAGGAAGAAATTCGAGATCCTGAAACAGATGAGGTGATTCAGCCTTTGATCACCGAATATCAGGATGGTTTTCGACTGGCTGCCAATGTGACTGTGACCAATGCGGTAGTTATGCCTTTGCGGATCTGCATCATTGACGGAGATGCATCAATTAATGCCGGTGGATTCTGGTCCAATGCTTCAATGGTGTTTCGTGTACTGGCTGAAGACCTGCCAGAACATGCCGGTGATGCTGCAGAACAATATAAAGACCAGGATATTTACTTTAAGCCATTGTTGCTGGATGGCGACTCGATTGAAATCAGCATGAGTCAGCATCAAAATGTGGTGGATAATAGTATCGGTGGCTTTCAGTCATTTACCCATCACACCAGGGTAAAGCAGTCCAAGCCGTTTAAATCGTTAATTAGAAGTTGGGATGAGTTTCAGGAATTTAGACGCTTTCTATTTCGTCGTGGTGGTCGCTATCGTCCATTCTGGTTGCCGCTTTATGAGCGACATCTGAATATTTTAAATGCCGGGATGATTACAACCAGCTTAAGTACAAATACCAAATATCTGGTCGAAGCCAATCGAAACTACCTGGCAGTCAAACGTAAAGATGGCAGCTGGACAGCGCATGAAATCACAGCGAAAACAGGCGGCTCCTTAACGGTCTTACCTTCAATTGATGCTCATCGCAACGACATTCAAACGATTTGTTATATGGGGCTTTACCGCTTTGATGCCGATCAGATTGAATTTCAATTTTTGGGTGCCGGTATTTCTCAAGTCACCATTCCCATTCTGGAGTTAGAAAGCTGATGGATATTCGTGTAGAGCTTTACCAGTTCAAGCATGGGGATAAGGCATGGTACTTCACCAATCACCGTAAAGATGTTGTGCACAACGGCATTACCTATAAGTCGGTGCGCGGCTTAGATCGGGATGCTGTTGAAGATGCGGATATTGATAAGTGTGAAATTGAAGTCACCTTTCCGCAAAATACTTTAAGAAATGAAGCAGGTGATAGCTTCACCCGTATATTCCTCAACAAGATTTATTTTGAGTCGGTTTATTTAACTGTGCTTGAGCTTGAGAAAAATGAAACCTTGGTGCTGTTTATTGGCCGCGTGACTCAACCCAAGTTTGATGATAATGCCGATACATTGACTTTGATTTGTTCCACCGGTGAATCCTATTTAAACCGGACCATCTTGGTTCGCAAGTTCCAGAAAACCTGTCCAAATTCCATTTATGACCGCTGGTGTGGATTGAAATTTGAAGACTGGGCTTTTGATGTCACGGTGACTGCAATCAATGGACTGACAATCACGTTCACTGTTAATCCCACTCAAGTAGTGGATGAAGATGGCAATCTGGTATTCGAGCCTGATTATCAGCAGCTAGATGAAAATGGCGAACCCGTGTTTGAGCAGGTTCCGATTGTTGATGAATTCGGAAACCCGGTACTCGATGAAAACAATGAACCGACTTTTGAAGATGTACCAGTGATGCTGCAAGGTGATCCGGTGATGGAAATCAAAACCTATGCGGCTGGTTATCTCAACCGGGGATTATTTAAAAAACTGGGTGTTTACACATTCGTTGTGGGAAATACAGAAAATTCAGTCACGTTGTACCGGGAACATGTCGGCTTAAAAGTGGGTGATGTGATTCAGTTGGCACCCGGTTGCGACCAGTCACATAAGACCTGCCATGAAAAATTCAACAATGCTGCACGTTTTGCCGGTCATCCTTATATACCAAGTGAAAACCCGGTGATGACACAATTGATTAAGTAGAGGTTTATATGGTTATTGCACCATGGCTCATTTATGCATTTCTAGCCGTCACAGCTGCAATGATGGTTTATACATACGTCTCAATGCGCAAAATGCAAAAGAAAAACGGTCAGACAGCCAATCAGCTGGATGGAACCATTGCTGATGAAGGTACTTCATTTAGCGATATTGCTGGCAGCCCACATATGTACGGAAATATTACCCATCTTTGGGGGCAACGTACCTCAGCCATCAAAAGTAAAGGTGGCAAGTGAAAATTTATATGTCTGATATACGAAAAGCCAAAATGTGTGCTCGCGGATCGCGGGCATTTTTTTTGTCTCAAGGCTGGGACTGGCAGAACTTTTTAGCAAATGGCATTGATTTGGAAATTGTTGAAAAGTCGAATGATGCGATGGCACAACAGGTTGTGGAGTATGTGAGAAATGGGCGGAAGTAGCAAACAGACCATTGGTTATCAATATTTTTCATTTTTTCTGCTTTTTATCGGCAACCCAATTGAAAAGATGTTGGGTATTAACTTTGATAAACGCGGCTGGCATACACCATTAATTGATAAAATGGGTAATCCTTTAAGTGTGGGGGTTATAGAGAAAGCAACTTTATATGGTGAAAATGAAGGTGGGGTAGCGGGTCAAATTCACGCAAGATATGGCACAGAGAATCAAGAAGTGGTTTCATTTTATAAAGAATATATGGAATCGAAAGGGCTTCAAGCTTCCGCATATCCCTATCAGTCATATTTGGC